TCGCGCAACCGCCTCCTCCAATGGTGTCCCTTTCTTACGTTCAGAAATGACACGAGCCATCTTCTCAATGATCGCTGTGGGATCCTGCCCCTGTGCAGTCATCTGCGGGATAGCAGCAGCAAGGGATGCGACACCGGCCTTCAACGAGTCACGCATCTCCTCCATGTCAATGGCTGACTCTTCCTCAGAAGCATTCAACGAAATAGGAAGGTTACGGCGCACGAAACCACGCGATAAAAGTTTGTCTCCACGTGCCTGCAACGCAAACACCAGTGCCCTGTTGGGGTCAAGACCAGCCATAAGACCATACTCAACAGTGACACCATAGTTACCGTTAATGTCTTTAGAAGGCGTGTACTCGAACTTAAACGGTACACCACCAGAACCACCAGAAACAACATGTTTCACGTTAGCGAAATACACGTCATCAACCGTGTACGCGATAGAGATCGCGTCAGCGATAGCCTCACCAATAATACCTTGAGCAGTTTTAACTTGAGAATCAAACGCAGACTCAAGAGCCTTAACTCCCTGCCCGGTAACAATGGAACCATCGGCTTGACCTGCACGGGACTGCGGGAAACGTGTACCTAAACGAAGTTCGTCACCAAGGTTATTGTTTTGCGCGAAAGCATACTGCGGAACATCCAACGGTACACGCCGGATCTTCTCCGGCGAGTTAGAACGAATAATAGCGTCAGGGCCAATGTTGAGGCGGGTAACATCCTGCGGCAAAGCAAGAGGAGCCTCAACGCTTTTCTGTACCGCCTCCATCGTGAGGACAGCGAGACGTGCCTTAGCAGCGAATACGGAAAGAACATCGTCATAGTTGCCGCGCGACTCCCCATCAAGGGAAGGTTTACGGGCAATAGCGACAGGTACACGACCAATCAGGTTCTTTGTTTGCGCCAACACCATGCCATCACGCGACGGCAGAAACAACACGGTTGTGTTCTTGTCATACCAGCGCACAACCTCAATGTTTGAGGACTCATCCGTTGCACCAAACATGCCCTTTTTCAGGATCTTGTCAGCCAACTCGGGGAACAACGCTGCAAGGTCGCCTGCTTTACGTTGAAACAAAGTAGCGTACACGAGAACGTTACCGAAACGGTCAACATCAAAATATGACCCGTTGGATGGTTCCACGTGAATGTGTGGCCGCGACTCGTTCATGTTCGGTTCCACACGAAACGTCAAGAAACCGTAAGAACCAAACTGGTCAGCGCCACTAATAAGACTCGTACCCATTTTAGATGCGGCCATGTAGTAACTAGCAATCTTTGTGCGCCTATCAGCCTTTGAACGAGACGAATCGTTCACTGCCGAATCGCCTGCAGCCGTCACCGTAGGAAGAACACCCACCTGCTCGGAATAGTCCTTCGCCGCAACATCAATAAGGTTAGCGATGATGGGGCGTGACCACGCACCTTCAGGGAACAAACCGGGAAACACTTGATTGGCGTGACCGCCACGAACCAAAGCAACCTCACGCATACGCTTATCGCGCTCACTATTGCGCAAACGCAGCGCACTAAACTTTTGAGCGTAGTTAGTCACCCGGCCACCTCCTTAAAGTGAAACGAAATGTTGCGCAGCGGCAAGTTCATCCAAATTGATTGTGTAACGAGAATCCCGGTCATGTTGACCGGTGAACTCAGAATTCATGAAAGAAGAAAAATTAGTGGAGTTTGATAAAACTTCACGGGCAACAATCTCGCAAAACCACAAAGCCATAACAGCATCCATTTTAAGTTTGCTACCACGAACACCCGGCTGCCACGTGATCAACTGCTCAACGAGTTTCTTCATCGACTCGCTGCCCTGCAAACACGGCAACTCAATAAGGTTCCCGCCACCAAACTTAAACGTTTCCTGACCATCACGCTTCGACTTCACCCCAAACAACGGGGCCAACGAAGCCACACCAAACTCAGGATCCTGCTTGTTATTACCCGTAAAATGGGGACGGTAAGCGATACCCTTACTAGCAAGATGATTACGAATCTCCTCATCCTGCGTCAAAAACAATTGAAAAGCGTTACTTTCCACAATGACCGTGTGAGGCTTATACGCATCACTCCACTCCTTGATCAGTGAACGGATAGCAGCCGGAGTAGGGGCCGTCATAATATTCACGTCAAGAACAAAACGTTTCTGTGTACGACGATCAACAGCGTAAGCAATCGTTGCCGTATCACCCGCCATCGCAGGGTCGATACCGATCACCCGATAAAAATTCTCTGAATCCATCGGATGACCGGCAGCGCCAGACACCAGTGCGCCCGGTTTTCTCATTCCATTAATTGCGCCTCTGACGCACACCGGGTCGAAAATGGCGTTCTCTGCCACATCAAGGTTCTGATAAACAAGACCCCACTTACCCGGGCCAACCTCATTACGGACAGAATTCAAGCGAGGGCCAGTCCAACGATCAAACAAGCCATCAACGTCGGGAGTATCAGCCTCCGTAAGAGGCTGCTCACACCTAGGCCACAACGTCTTCCAGTCAGCAACATTGTCGCTGTACTTCAACACCGCAGGCATAGCAAGATACGTCCACGGAACCACAGCATCCGTGTAATGCTCCGTGTTACGCAACTCACGATACAAATCAACAGGAGCCACACGAGTACCCACAATAAGAAGTTGACCACCCCCCGGAGGCAAACGAGAAGCCACCTCTTGACGAATCCAATCCTGCTGCTTAACCCACTCCGAAGCATTCGTCAACGTCACAACGTCATCCAAAATAATCAGGTCAGCGCGAGAACCATAAATCCCGCCCCCCATCCCCACCGCTTCAATCGTAGGATCCTTCGACGTAGTATCGCGAGTGTCACCACCCAAATACACTTTATTCGAAGCCCACTGATCCGCAGTAGCCTTATAGCCATCAGCAGGCCCAAACGCCATTTGAAGATCGGCATAACGGTGATGAGTCAACCGTTGCTTAATCGCATACAGGAACTTCTTCGCCTGCTCCTGAGTCTTACTAATAATCATGATATTAATATTCGGGTTCTTCGCAATACGGTACGTCGCATAATTGATAGTGACGGTCATCGACTTAGCATGGTTCGGAGGAACATTCACAAGCAAACGAGAAAGACCGGCAGAGCCGGGCTCATACACCATTCCCTCTTCAATCCACATGGGTGACCGACCCTCAAGGAGGTCAACCACATTCTGCATGTGAGGCCACACTTGCGTATGCAAATACTTCAAAGAAAAATCACTAAAACCAATATTGGAAGAACGGGCGGTTGAGGCAAGATCACCTTGCCGAAGACGCACGGAATCAATAAACACGGCGAACTCAGAATCCTCACGCCGCTGCGTGTCATACCATGACCGCGAGCGGCCAATAACTTTCAAAGCATCAGTAATGGTTCGGCCCTGCCGAACCAAATCGGATAATTCTTTACGAGCCTCCGGAGCCGAAACACGGCGACGAGGCGAGTTCGGTAACGTCACAAAAAAAACCACCAAACAATAGAGGGTCACAAGGAGACAACAGAGGTACCAGAACCAGTCAACAGACCACTCCCTTAGACGTACACGTACACCCCGTCACAGCCCTTCAGCGGCGCAAGCCGCAATCAGGGCTTTTCTGAAAGCCTGTACTTATAGAGGGCACTTGATTTAGGAGGCCGATCAAGGGCTTAATGTCGCAGTTGTGTCGCAACATTGTCACAACATTGCCATATGTGTCCTAGTATGTACGTATATGTCCGTTTCCAAAGGGTCAAAAAACAGGTGAATATTTTACAGCAGACACATATACGCCTATGGGGGGGTGTGGTTAAACACCCCCCGGTGGCCCCTCTTTTCCCCCTGCTTGTACGACTGCTTCACTAGTTGCACAAGGGTAAAAGGGGGATGACCCCTCCCCCCACGACTCCCACGAGGCACCCGGCAAGCCCCAAAAGCGGAACACTGTTATCTCATGGTCGTTGCTTTCTTGTGTATGGGGGGTGCATGAGGGATCTGGTAGAGTTGGGTTATCGGTTGATGTTCAGCCGTGTTGATGTGGAGGTTGTTATGAATGCAAGAGTGGCAGTGGCTCAGGAGCGTTTGGATGAGGCTAAGTGGAACTATGATTTACATGTGGGCACCGGTGGCGTGACTAATGGTCGCCGTTATCAGGATCTGATTCGCAGCATTGAATTGGCAGAACTACAACTCCGCGCAGTGCTTGGCAATGTGGCTCTGAAGGCGAACGTCTAATAATTGCAGGATGCATGAGGGATTTGGTAAGGTTGTTACATCCCCCCGAGGTGGTCTCGGGGGGTTTTAGTTTGGAGGTTTACGATGTTGGCTTTAACGAATGCTGAAATGACGATTATGGCTGGTGGTTTTAACCGTGGGCTGATTGACGGCTACACGGATTCGACGGGGCGTGTGGTTCGCGATGCCCGTAAGTTGTACAAGGCGTACCGTGCCCGTTTCGGGTATGGGAGTTGGGCGTGTGTGTTGACTTCTCCGGAGGCACAACCTAAGTTGGGGAAAAGTGCCCGTCCGGCTTTTGGTTTGATGTTGGTTCCGGCGCGTGGTTTGCCGAAGGCGTATTGGCCTTCGTCTAAGCCGGTGAATTTGTGTCCTAGGGCTTCTGCAGGCTGTGAGGTTGTGTGTCTTTTCACTGCAGGTCATGGGGCTTTTGATGGTACTCAGAGGGCGAGGGCTGTACGTACAGGCTTTTTGTTGGCGGATCCGTACGCTTTTGGTGCGATGGTTGGCGCTGAGATCCGTGCTGCTCAGGCTAAGCATGGGGACATTTCGCTGAGACTCAACGTGGTGTCGGATATCCGTTGGGAACTGGTGGCCCCGGGTGCTATGCGTTTACTGATTCGCCATGGGGTGCGCCTCTATGATTACACGGCTTGGGCCCCGGCTTCTCGTGGCACGATCACGGGTTATCACTTGACGTATTCGGCGAAGGAACCTGCTCACACTCCGGATGATTACCTTGCGGGGATTCTCTCTGGTGGTGGCACGGTGGCGATGCCGTTCGCTGTGAAAAAGGGTCAGCCGTTGCCCTTGGTGTGGCTTGGATTCCCGGTGGTTGACGGTGACCTGTCCGATGATCGCACGTTGGATCCCTCTGGCGTGGTGGTTGGGTTACGCCAAAAGGGTCACAAGGTGGACACGTCGGGATTCATTCGCCAATTGCAGGTTGTGTGAGGGTTGCACGAGGGAAGTGTTAAGGTTGTGTCATGGCCCCGGAGATGGACTCCGGGGCTTACGAACTATTGATGGAGGTAATGCAATGAAAACATTTATTACGGTACGAGATTTCGATGGAGAAATGAATCCTTACGTCACTGATTTGAATGGTTATAGGGTTGAGTTTGATTCGACGAGGGAGTACCCGCTATTGGCAACGTGTGTTGATACTGGCATGAACGTGATTAGTTTGGATGACACGAACGATCACATGAGACTCATCCAGTCTATTGACTGCGACTACCGGACAGAGGGTGCATGATGTTGAGTTTCAATGTTGATTTTGTGTTTGAATACATGGTGATTCACGTCCCTTGTGAGGCGAGTCATTTCGATGACGTGGTTTCGGTGGCTCAAGAGTTAGTGGAGACTTCGGGACTTATTGTTTCATGGTCAAGGGTCAAGGATACTTTGATAGAGGAACTATCAAGCGAGGATGCATGAGGGAAGTGTTAAGGTTTAGTTAGTTGTTTCAAGCCCCACGAGGTGGTCTCGTGGGGCATACGATTATGTGATGGAGGTTAGGCAATGAATAAAGATAGGCGTAAGCGGATTAGTTCTGTGGTTGATTCCATTAATGTGGCGTTGGAGGAGGTGCGTGATCTTGCTGCTGAGGAGCAGGATGCGTTCGATGCTATGCCTGAGGGCTTGCAGGATTCTGAGCGTGGGCAGGCTGCTAGTGATGCTGCTTCTGCTATTGAGGAGGCTGTTGGAATGTTGGAGGAGTCGATGGATTTATTGGGAAGGGCGAGTGAGTGAGATGAACGAACAAGCAATGGAAGTTTTTGTGTGCGATAACTGTGAGCGGGAGGGTGATGGTGTTGTTCAGTCACCGATGTGGAGTGAGGTGTGTTGTGACTGCAACCTCACCATGTTGGCCTATGAAATTGATCGCATCAATCTGACCTTGTTGGAACATGAAATTGGGCGGCACAATGAGGCAATGAAGGGAAGTGAGTGAGATGGATACGATCACGTTATGCCCGTCATGTAAGTACAAGTTTGATGGGCCACGGTGGGGCACGGATGAGGTGTGTTACTCCTGCCATAAGGAAAGTATGGAATCTAATTCGCACTACGACCGTGAGTCTGGTGGCGAATGTCATTGCAACCAGTGTGAGGAGTGAACGACATGGTGTCTTGCCCAAAGTGTGGCGTACAGGCCGGTGTTTCTTGCACGGTCGGTTGTTCGGAGAAGTACTACCGTTTTATTGTCGCGTGTCTGAAGGGAAGTGAGTGAGATGGCTGATCGAAGGACGTTGCAGGAAATACTAGATCGCAGACCTATTGAGGGTTGCGATTCGTGCGAGGCTGCTGATGCCTTGTGTGTTGAGTGTTACATGGCAGGTGAGTAGCGTGGATAAATGTATTAACTGTTACGCACCTTGCGTTGCCGGTTCAAGTTACTGCGAACCATGCGACGCACCTATATACGAGAGTGCAATGGAACTGTTCGAGGAATATCTAGCAGAGGAGAGTGAGTGAGATGGATAAGACAACGCAACTAGAAATAGTGGAAGAGGTTCGTGGCCTACTTCCAGACATAGAGGACGCGGTCAAAGCCGGTGACGAATTGATGATCGGCCAGTACGCCAGACAATTACAATTTGCAGCAGCAGGTTTGGCTCCCCGTCAGTATGGTGAGTAACGTGGCGAGTGCTGCCTGCTACGTACCCGTGGCGTGTGAGGATGCGGAGCATGACGTTCTCATGCTGCTAGGTGAACAGACAGATCTTGGTTCACCTCTGATCGGCACGTACTGTGTCGAATGTTCAGTGTTTAATTATTGTGAGGACTCGTGCCCGGATTGTCACCAGATTGGTGACCGGCACGGGTTCAACTGTCAACTAACATGGCTGTAAGGAAGGAAGGAAGGAAGCATCATGATCTACACACTGGCAGTGCTTGGTTCACTCGTCGCCTTCACCATCTGCATCCTCATGATTCATCATGATGGTGTCATGGTGGGTGAGGAGCGTGGACGTAACGACATCTACAATATTCACGGTTCAAATTGCAGGATGCAAGAGGGATCTAGTAAGATTCAATCACATAAGTTCTACAACCAACAGGAGGTTACACAATGAACACAATCGTGAACGCTCGTTCACCGTTTAAGAATCACATGATCGACATGCACACCAGCAGTGTGCAGGAGGCACTTGTCTCTGCCAACATCAACTTCACTGTTGAAAAACTGACCGTCACTGCCGATGTCCTCACCCCTGAGGGTGTCACTCGCATTGACATGCCTGACAACAAGGGAATCGTTGCTCGTTTCCCTGATGAGATCCGCCCGTTTCGTACGGTCGGTAAGGATTACGAGGTGATTCAGAATGCTGATGCGTTCGGGCCACTTCAGTATCTAATCGGTGAGGGTCTCATCTCGCACATCACGCAGGCTGGGTCGCTCCACGGTGGACGTAAGGTGTTCATGCTCGCAGAGTTGGCCAGTGAATCCACACTGGTCGACCCGCACAAACGCATGGTGTTGTTCGCCACGTCACACGATGGCAGTGGTTCACTGATGATTAAAGGTTGGGAGAAGCGTTTGTTTTGCGCCAACCAAATCCCCATGATCTTCAGTAACCGGGGTAACGTGATCGCTCGCATCAAGCATTCATC